AATCAGGATTATCGTGACTGCCCACGTGCATTCGATTGGGAAGACATTTATGAACTCGTCTACTATGGTGTGTAATGGAAAATCTACTTTATGGACCAGCAATAATTGCATTTCTTATATTCTTATATTTTATAGCATTAGTTGTGATATCATCTAATGATTGAGCTAACTGTATTTCATAACATATATGATAATAAAACAAATAAGCGTATGAAGTTTGCTGAGTTCGCTGACTTTGAAAACTTATTATATAAGTTATCAAATGTAAAAACGTTTAAGCCTTCTAAGGATAAATTCGAAAAGGGTGGTGCCAAGCTTATTAGTCCTGCGACATATGAACCTGGCACTACTCGTGCTAATAAAAATGTCCTACGTTGGGATTGGGCATGTATTGATGTCGATGAGTATGAAGGTTCATTTGAGGAAATTATCAAAAGTTTTGGTGATTATTACTATGTTTGTTATTCAACCGGTTCTTCAACGGTCATTCATCCTAAATTTAGATTAGTCTTTCCACTTGAAACTTCTGTTAAAGCCGATAAGCTTGGACACTTTTGGCACTCTCTAAATAAAGAATTCCTTGATATAGGTGATGCACAGACAAAGGATATGGCTCGTATGTTCTATACGCCAGGCCTATATCCAAAAGCATATAATTTTATTTTTACTCATGAAGGCCCTTTCATTGATCCTATAGAACTAATGGCTCGACACCCATATCATGAACGTTCTAGATCAGCAAACTTTTTTGATAGGCTACCACCTGAAATACAATCACAATTACTAGAAAGAAAAAAGTCACAGCTGACTGCTAATATCACGTGGTCAAGTTATCGTGATTGCCCATTCATAAATAAGAGAATGGTGGATGAATATAAAAAAATCACTGGGTCGGGTTGGTATCATATGATGTATCGTATACTATGCTCAACAGCGTCAAACGCAATACGAAGTGAATATCCTATTACTGCTAGCGAAATAGCCCAATTGGCTCGTGAAATTGATAAAGAAACAGGAAACTGGTATGCTAATCGTCCACTTGAAGTTGAAGCCGATCGCGCTCTAGAATGGGCATATAAGAATTCATTATGACAAAAAAACGAATAAGTACTCAATATCGTAAACAAATGCAAAATGCTATACTCAATGAGTATATGGAATTGACTATGGGCTGGGAAGATAGAAAGCGTATTATTGCTCAGATCAAAGACTTTAAAAATGAGCACTATAATCCAAATAAAGGTTATGAAGTCTATACTCCCGAAACTTGTCTTAAGCTAGCTAGAATGCAAGAATTGCTTGAAAAAAGTGAAAAGCATATAGAGCTAATTCAAAAACGAGTATGGAAAATTCAAGAAGAGTTTGAAAAACTAGACTCTATAAAATAAATGTGTACAAACTCATAAAAATAGTGTATAATATATTATATCAATTGAGAAAGATTATAAATGCGTGAATCCCTTAAAGTTCTTAAAGAGTGTGCAGAGCTCCAAACCAAAAAATCAGAAGACTACCAAAATCCCAAATCAACAATCGTTCAGTCAGATTATTATCCACGCGGTGTTTTGTCTCTTATGGATACCATTCATAGTAAGTATCTTCGGGCTGTTTCTCTTGTTGAAGCTGCAGAGCATGGTGCGGAACCTAATTTTGAAAGCCTGGAAGATACTTTCAAAGATATGGTGAATTACTGCTCATTCGCCGCGGCCTGGTGTCGAGGTGGCGTGCCAGGGCAAACTGAAGATATGTCTCTTACTAGTAATAAGCCAAATCGGAGTAAGCCCAATGATGTCAATTGAAAGCATTCGCAGTGAGTTTGCGTCAAAGCTAAAGCGTCAAGATTTTGTCATAAATAAAGATGGATCAAAGGTTTTAGAAATCGTAGGCGCGCAGTTTATTGCTTCTGACGATCATATTTTCGGCAAACCAAATCATCAATATATTCAACATGAACTTGAGTGGTATCAAAGTCAATCACTCAATGTAAATGATATACCTGGAAAAACACCTGCAATATGGGAAATGGTGTCTTCAGATAAAGGAGAAATTAATTCAAATTATGGCTGGTGTATCTTTTCTTTGGAGAATGGTAATCAATATCGTAATGTATGTGCTGCTTTGTATAATCAGCCAAGTACGCGTCAAGCGGTAATGATTTATACGCGGCCGTCAATGCATACTGATAGTGTTCGTGATGGTATGACAGATTTTATGTGTACAAACGCAGTTCAATATCTTATTCGAAATAATAAAATACATGCTATTGTAAATATGAGATCTAATGACGCATGGGCTGGTTATCGCAATGATGTTGCTTGGCAAAAACATGTATTACTTAAATTGTCTAGAGATTTACAAATAGAAGCTGGCGATATTATTTGGCAAGCTGGATCTCTTCACGTATACGAGCCACAGTTTTACTTAGTAGATGCTTATGCAAAAACTGGTCGAACCCATATTGCTCGTAAAGAATATGATAACAATGGACCGTTAGGACAATATGAACTATTCTGAAAAATGGGATAAGCGTTTTCTTAGAATTGCTAAGGAAGTATCTTCTTGGTCTAAGGATCCATCAAAACAAATTGGCTCAGTTGCTACGATCAATAATCGTATTATAGCAACTGGGTATAATGGGTTTCCATCTATGATTGATGATAAACCAGAGTGGCTAGAAGATAGATCTATTAAATACGATCTTATTATTCACGCTGAAATGAACTTACTAATGGATGCTACTAGAACGGCAAGATCTTTAGAGGGTTCAACTATTTACGTATGGGGTCTTATCATATGCCCTAACTGTATGAAACATTTGATTGCGGCAGGAATTACTAGATTTGTTTATGTGAATCTCTATAACGATCCTCATTGGAACACAGAGTGGCAAACTAGCTTAAACATATTACAGAAGACAAATAAAAATATTGAAACATTAGAATATAAAAAAGAAGAAGTATTGTTATGAAAATAGGTATTATACTTGGACGTGGAACAGAAGGTTGTGGCGTAACACAGTGTGCCATTCAAATGCAAATCGCATCTGGTGCTACTATTCTATCATGTGTGGATAAGAAGTGGCCACGTGGAAAAAAGATTGAGTTTCCAGGAGAATATGTAGAGTTTAATTTAAAAAAGGGTATTGAGTCAAGTCTTATAAATCAACTCAACTCGTATGACTTAGTTGTTGTATATTCAGTGCCAAGTAAAGGCCATCCACAGGAAACTCAGGATAATTTTCTAGAGCTATTGCGTCTTATTAAAGTGCGCAAATCGTTTATCAATGTCGATCACAATGCTCAATCAATCGCACGTAACGCAAACCTAAAAGAAATTGTTAATGAAGTTGACGTTGCTATGACTCATGCATTGACTAATCCATTTTCTGAATGGGCCAAAAAAGAAAATATTACTACACCGCTTCTCAAAATGCGTTTAGGGTTTGATTTTGATGGCTATCGTTCTAAATATTGGAAAGATGTTAGCCAGCAGAAACCAAAGGAAGTAAGATGGATTGGCCGCCTAGCTGGCTGGAAAGGTCCTCAACTCATGATTGATTTTCATAATGAGCACCTACGAGCTTTGAATTATACAACAATACTTGAAGGTCTTGAAGCAAGCATTGGCTATAAAGGAGTTTTATATAAAGATAAAGAATATCAAAATCGTCGGCAATGTGTAAACTACTTTCGTCCAGAAAAAGAATATGGTGATGGAAAATGGTCAGAGGATTTACATGGCCAAGAATCTGCAGGAGAAGTCTATCTTTATCCACCATATACACATGTAGATTGTATGAATCGTATGTCGCTATCTGCCTTTGGATCAGATCTCTATCATTTAAAACCACATATGTATGGTAATAATATCGAGAATTGCCACGCAGAACCAATTGCATGCGGAACTGTGCCAATTTTCCATAAGCATTTTGGTAGACATGTCATTCATCATAAAACCGGCGATCCAGTCATTGAATCAAAAGAAAGCGGAACTATTTTTCTAGATTCAGATAATATGGAAGAATGCGCTCATCTTATGAGAAATCTTTCGGATGATGCATTTTTACGAGATATTTATCGAGAGCAGGCTTTTGAGTTTTGGAAAAGCCATGCCGATGGCGCAGACGTTGTAAAAGAGATTATTGATATCTCCATAAATACACCTATCGAAAACACAACAAATGATTTAGAACAATTTTTTCAAATAGGAGATATGGCATAATGAAAGTTTTTATTACGGGCTTAGCTGGTATGATTGGCGCGCGTACGGCAGAGATGCTAGTTGAACAAGGTCATGAAGTGTATGGATGTGATAATTACAATGATTATTATGATCCGCTTTTAAAAAAAGCTAGAGCTAAAAAGCTGAGTAAGCTAAGAGTTCAGATTGGCTATTATGATATTTTAGATAAGGATGCGTTAAGAGCAGGAATTAAAGAAGCTAACCCAGATGTGGTTTTACATTTGGCTGCCTACGCAAATCCAAGACATTCTCTTCGTGAACCACGGCCATATATTGACACAAATATTCATGGTACTCAAAACTTAATTGAAGTATGCGAAGAGCTGGATATTCAGGATGTAGTATATGCTTCAAGCTCGTGTGTTATGCATGGTCAGCCATTACCATGGAATGAACAGGACTTGCCAGGGCATCAAAATAATCCATATGGTTGGTCTAAACGTTCAAACGAATGTCAGTTTATGCACTCTAATCTTTCGCGTACAACTGGCCTTCGCTTTTTTACGGTGTATGGACCATATGGTCGACCAGACATGGCGCTATTTCTTTTCACTAAAGGTATCATCGAAAGAAAACCAATTATTGCGTTTAATAATGGGAATATGACGCGTGACTTTACATATGTTGATGATATTGCTAAAGGTGTAATTGGCGTTTTATCGTATCATATTTCATTACAAGGTGAAAACTTCAGTGAAATATTTAATATTGGTCGTGGCGAGCCGGTTAAGCTTATGGACTTTATTAAGGCGATTGAGATAAAGCTCGATAGAAAAGCTATTATTGACTATCAACCTAAACATCCTGCTGATGTTCCTATGACATGGGCAGACACAACTAAACTACAAAATCTAATTGGATATAAACCAATCGTATCAATCGAGGAAGGAGTCAATAACTTTATTGATTGGTATTTAGAATATTATAAAATTAGTATGTACGATTACTAGTATGTATGATATAATAGATAATATTGATAATATAAAAATGAGGTAATATATGTCATCCATTATGGATAGATTAAAAAAGAACTCAAAGCTAAAGTTTACGGATAAGCTTTCAGATAGTAAGTTCTTTAACGAAAAAGATATGGTTACTACACCAGTTCCAATGGTAAACGTAGCTCTATCTGGCCGTTTAAACGGTGGTTTAACACCAGGTCTTACAGTTCTTGCTGGCCCAAGTAAACACTTCAAATCATCATTTGCGCTTATGATGGCGGCTGCGTATATGAAAGCAAAGCCAAACGCAATCATGTTATTTTATGATTCAGAGTTTGGTTCACCACAATCATACTTTCAGCAATTTGATATTGATACTTCGCGTGTTTTACATACGCCTATCACAAATGTAGAAGAACTCAAGTTTGATATTATTTCTCAACTTGAAGAGCTTGAGCGAGAAGATGATGTCATTGTTGTGATTGATTCAGTTGGCAACTTAGCGTCAAAGAAAGAATTAGAAGACGCTAAGAATGAAAAGTCTGTAGCAGACATGTCTCGCGCTAAAGCGCTAAAGGGCCTTTTTAGAATGGTAACGCCATATTTGGCGATGAAAAATATTCCTTTGCTTGCGATCAATCATACATATAAAGAGATCGGACTGTTTCCAAAGGATGTTGTTTCTGGTGGCACAGGCATTTATTATTCAGCTGATAATATTTGGATTA